GTAGTGTCAAAACATTTTACCAATTTTTTCCATTTTTCCCCTTTGTTAAATTTTTCACATATGGTATAGTTAGTCATCTCTAACTGGTATATTGTTAAATATTTCACACACTACACTACTTTAAATCACTAAATCGATTGTTAAATTATTCACACACTTTAGCACTTCAAAGCATTAAAGCGCTTATATGTGTAGTGCCGGGCGTTGCATGATTAGCATATACTTTGCCACTTTAGAGCACTAAAGCGATTGTTAATTATTTCACACTTTACCGCATTAAAGCATTAAAGCAATTTTTATAAAATTAACAGTCAACATTTATCCATATAATTTGCAACAAAATTGCATTGTATTATTTCTAACGTATGTTATAATATAATTGTAAAGAGGAAAGGGAAATAAAGAAAAATCCCATTCCAAAACAAAAACATAAAAGAGAGGTATTTTATTATGACTAATTGGAAAATTGAAAAAACTATTGACGGCGAAAATGAGATTATTACCATCACGCGCCCCATCAACGACAAGCCCAAAAGCAATGCTTGTGTAAGCCGCACCGTTAAGGCCGGCACAGTTGCCCGTGTAAAGTACGCACGTTTCAACGACGATTTTTCCGTCGAATCCGGTGAAATGGTAAAACAGTTTGACGGCGTTCTGGACTCTGAAAAGGTTGAAAAAGCCTTGCACAACGCTGAACCTTGCACCAAATGGCAAGTACTTGACGTACAGCCCAAAGATGAAAATACTATGGGCATTCCTCGGGAAGTATTTAACGCCGTTGCCGTTCCCATTGAACGCCCGTTGAGTCAACAGTAAAGTTTAATCGTTCCACCGGGTTTGTCGTAAAGCCCGGCCCCATATGGTGTAAAGCCAAAAATATATTAAAAGAGGGTATGAAAATGAAAATGCAACTTATTACAATCAAGCCGAAAAAATCCGGCATTGACAACGGATTTTCAATCAAGCGTGAATTATTTGACAATTGCGGCATTGTTGATACAGCCTATTGCAATGTTGATATGTTCCGCGATTGTGAAAGCGGCTTTATTGCGTCCGGTTTTTCTAGCATTCATAAGCCGACTATTATGCACGATACGCATAACGCAAATGAATCTATTGATGACTTTGTAAAGGCGGTGTTTGTAAAATGATTTATCGCACACGTTCCGATATTGTCGAAACCGTTGAAAATCAGTCTGATTTACATTTAGGTGGATACAAAAAACGCTTGTATTATTGCAAGGCATGGATTATTAAACCCGACTTTTCCGATTTTATTATCTTAGAGAGCTATTCTACAATTGTAGCTGCTTTTCAATACTCAACCGGTATTTTGTGGATATTTGACCATTATAGCACTACAACCGCTCAACACGTTGCAAAGTTTCGGAATTGGATTCACTACAAATACAATACCGACTGGAATTATCCAGCAACTGTTAGACTTTATAACGACTCTAAAACCGGAAAGCGCGCCGCCCGCAAAAATCTAGATGATGACTTTGCAAGCGTTATTTCCACCGCATTAAATCAGCACTGACCAACAAAATATGCGCCGCTGTTAAAAGCAGCGCATTTTTTATGCAAATTTTTAGTTAGAACTCTTTACTATTAAGTATAAATAACTAGCAATAGTTAAGCCTAACTGCTAACATGTGAAATTCTTAACACACTTTACCGATTTAAAGAGTTAAAGCGATTGATAAATTCTAAACACACTTCACCGCTTTAAAGAGCTAAAGCGTCCATCCGTTAAGAAAAATGTTGAGTATAGGTATTAACCTTAGCACCACCCCTGCCGCGCTGCCCACCGGGGTGTTGCAAGAAGCCTAAAAATAAACCGGGGTTCAATTTCTTAAACCCAATAATCCCCCTCTCCCCTCTCCCCTCTTCATTATTAGGAAAGTAGGTGATTAAAATGAAAATTCATGACATTTTAGTTAGCTGTCGTTCAGTAAAGTCCTGCACCTCAATTATGATCCTCGATGACAATGAAGAAGTTAAGTGGCTTGGTATATTTATGAATCTCCCAAAAGAATATGAATATCTTGAATTTAAATACTTTACCATAAGTGTTATGGTACATAAATATGTCGCAAGCGCATATTTTAAATTCTATGTATAAGGAGCTGATACAATGCTCAATTTATTGCGGGTTTTAGGAGCTATCATTGACATCCTAAGAGGAGTTAATAATTATGATTTAAGCGATTAGTTTAAGATAGGAGTTTTTACAATGCGTTACGATGTTCCCATTCATCCAATTCCAATAGGCTCAATCATTAAATACAATGTAAGAGAATATGGTTATTTATATGGAGATGGACAAGAGAAAAGAGCAATTACCATTGCTAAAATTGGTAAGGTTATTGATATTATAGAGCATGATGACAGAGTAGTTTATTATTCTGTAGCACCAAGTTCTAACTGTACATTTAACCAATATTTTGTAGGCGATTGCCTAGATTCTGTTTGGCCAGAAAACGTGGAGGATGTTTATTATGAATGCTAAAACTTTCCCAGGTATTGCAGAAGCTATGGCAGAGCAATGGGGGTATTTATTATGACAATTAAAGACCTAGATACAGAAACCCTTAATCTACTTAATAAACTATGCGATAACTGGTATATTAAAGCCTGTCCATCATGGCTAGTACACTTCATGGATAAGGATTGCCAAGATTGTCAACTTAGAGAGTTGTGTTATCTTCTTGACCGTTATGATAATGACATTAGAAAAGAGTTAGCTTTACGGAAGCAGGAGTAACGTTATGGCAAAGAACAAAACATTTAAGCGTCAAGCCGAAGCAACTAGGTTACTGGAAAAGATAGGCGCAACAAGGCGTAAATCCAGAAAAGCTGGTATTACTGTAACAGGTGACTTAAAAGAAAGTCTTAGAGGTAGACAATCCCCTGAAATTGCAAACGCTCTGAAATTTACTGCTAACACCGCTCTTAATGAAGCCGAAAAACTGTATAGCGACCTTATTGATATAGCCGATACCCTTGATGATAAAATATCACAAAAGCTCATGAAAGAGTATTTATCTAAATATTCAGAGCATATTAAATCATTGAATAAATCTGTCACAGATAGTTATAGGTCATTGAGAGTAGCTAATCGTCTTGAGGATGTTTTTAATTATAGCGATGCAGCATATAAGATTCTTAGAAACCCAGATGCCTATTTTGATAAAAAGAAATGGGGAGCAATTTCTGGTATACTTAATAATCTTATGGGCACATATAGCAGGAATATTCCACCAGACGATTTGAAAAAATTATGTGCATTGGGTCAAAAACTAGGACTTGATACTTTGGTAGATATGGATAGAGCTTATGCAGAATATGACAATCTGCTAAGAAATTCTGACCAAATTGGTAAAGTGCTGGTTGATGCAAGTGATAAACTTAGGTCTATTACACAGGGTAATGAAAAGTTTATAAAGCGGCATAAAAAAGCTTATGAAGAATTTACGGAACTTGCATCTAAATATAATTTGTGGTAATATTCACGAATGAAAGAAGGTGGTGCTATATGTGAGAAAGCGTAATGAACATAAGTATTCAACTATCATATATTGCTATGATATTGAAACATCATCCTTAATGTATGGTGAGGATGAACTTCAAGAGCATCTGCAAAGCACTTATCTTCACGGCCTAGCTTCATTTGCTTATCGTCCTATACCTCACGCACCATTTAGTGACTTTGAGAATGAAATGGATTATAATTTCTTCAGAACTTATGATTCAATTTCTTCCGAATTTGAGAGAATCAATGATGATGCTAAGAATAATGATGAATACGTTAAAATCTTTGTGCATAACTTGAGCTATGAATTTGAAGCAATGATGCGTAACATAAATTTCTGTATTAAGAACTTTAATCCTAAACGTTTCATTGCAGTTGCTCCGCACCAGCCATTAGTAGCAGCTTTTGACCATCTTGAATTTTATGACAGCTTCAAGATTCTTTCCTGTAAAAGTCTTGAGCTTATAGGTACAGAGCTTGGGGTTCCTAAACTTAAAGAAGTCAAAGGTGGTTACGACCAAAAATATTATTGGTGGTCAGATTTACCTGATTCTGAATACATTTATAACGAACGTGACTGCAAGCTAGTTTTGTATGCACTATGTAGATACATGGCTAACTTCACTAAAGTTGATAATGTATCAGATATTGGAGTATCTAACACATCAATGATTAAGCGTGAAACAAGGCTTAACAGAAATATTGCTACAGATAAAGAAGTCCATACCGCACAATTCACAGCAGCAGTAGAACTCAAGAATAATGAACCATTTATGGAGTTCTTTCAAAACTGTCTTGCAGGTGGTTACACTCATGCTAATCCTTACGCAGTGGGTAAAATATTTAAGGATGTATGGTGCTTTGATGCAAGTTCTATGCACCCATCAGCAATGTATGGCAGGAAATTCCCTTATAAATGGAGAAAGGAGCTTAATCCTAATGAATGTTATCAAAATTTCCAGTCTGCAAACTATGAGTTCTTATCTGGCTGCGAAAGCGGCGCTAACTCAGGGTTCTTCGACTATCCCGACCAGCGGATTGAGTTATATGGATGTAAAGATGTTAAATTCTATTCAGTCCTCCAAGCAGCATACCGTGAATCAATCTTGTTTGAAAGGCCAATAAAATATAACTTTATGGCCAATGTTACCTTTTATAATATTAACGCTAAGGATTTTGGTAACTGTATTTACAGCTATATTAGTACATCCAAATGCAGCAATATTAAAAATGGCAACTTCGACAATGGTAAAGTAGTCAAAGCAGATGAACTTACATTTCATGGCTGCGATATTGACTTTATGTTAATTCAAATGCTTTATGATTATAGTAGTTCAGAATGTGATGAACTTTATTATGCAACAGCCCACAAGTTTATTAACAAGCCTTTACGCAATACAGTTAAATATTATGCACGCCAGAAAACAGGATTCAAAAAACTTGAGCATAAAGTTGCTGACCATGTAGAAACGTTAAACGATTTTACATTTGAGGGATTGAAGCTTTATGATGATTCTGTAGCACAAGAAATTATGAATACCCACAACAAAGATTTAGTTCACTTCGCCTTAATGGCAAGTAAAGGTGGACTGAATGGTCAGTATGGATGTTCAGCTATGAAGCCATTAAGACAGGAAGTTGGTGTGCAGGGGGAAGGTGATAAATTTGAATGGATTCCAACTGGGGTTAAGTTTCTTAAATCCAGAAATTCCCTAAATATCTTTACAGATGGTTTATATACGGTTGCTTATAGTAGACTGCACCTTATCTGCTTTATGCTCTATCTAGTATTAAGCCAAGGCATTGAACCTCTATATCACGATACAGACAGTGGTTATTTTGTTGGCTACAATGAGGATGTTCAAAAAGCCATTGATAGATTCAATGAGAATATTCTCAATAACAGCGAGAATAAAGATTGTTACAATTTTGGCATTATGGACTTTGATGGTCATTATGAGGATTTTGTAACATGGGGAAGTAAATGCTATTGTGCAACATACTTAGATGCAGATAAGCACTTAAAAGTTAAGGCTACTGTAGCAGGTGCAAGTAAGAAACAGCTTTCTGAATTGTTTACACAAATAGTAAACGATGAAGATTTTGAGTATCTAGTACAAGAATATTTTCGACCTAATATCAGTTATGATGAATCCATAAATAAGAAACTCATTCGTAAAACCCCAGGAACGCATATTATAGGAAATTTTACGGATGACAACGGAGAAACAGACCACTTAGATGAATATTCTGTAACTGTACTAGAGCCTTGTGGTTATACATTGCGCTCAACAAATAGTCCTGTTAATAGAATGTATTATTCATTCTGTTATTCATTACGTGGAGAATCGTATATAGATTATTTGCCCGAAGTTGTTAGTATAAACCACGATGAAAATGGTAATGAACTTTATGGAACTTATCATAAAGTACAATCCGACAAAGAATATGCTATGTTAATTGATGGCAATCCTGCAAGTATATTCCAGTGGGAATGGAGTGATAGGAGATGATTTAATTGAAAGAAAAAGATTCTTACAGAATCAGTAGAAGAGCTACATGTCCTTATTATATATCTCATACAACAAATTACATTCGCTGTGAGGGTATGAGAGTGTCACGCCAAGATTACAACCTTAAAACCGATTGTTGTGGCCAGTATAAAAACTGTCCTCAATATAAATTTCTTACTTATCATTATTTAACAAAGGAGAACTAACTATGTACACTAACAAGAAAGCATCCGCTAAGGCCACCAATTCTGCTAAGTCTGCTTCTTCCGTCATTACTGATATTCGTATCTTCCCTATTAACAACAAAAATTCTAATTGCTGTGCTATGGTTTCTGTTACGCTTGCAGATGTGTTCTGCATTACTGGTATTAAGATTATGGACGGCAGCAAGGGTTTGTTTGTTGCAATGCCAAGCGCAAAGAATAAGAAAGATGAATGGCATGATATTTGCTACCCCATCACTAAGGAATTTCGTAAAGTTTTGAGCGATTCTATTCTTAACGCTTTTGATGCCTTGCAGGAAGATGAAGATGAAGATGATGAAAGTGAGGATGACTGACAAGCTCCCTAATGAATTGCCGCCAGACATTGACGATGACTCGCCATTCTAAATAGAAAAGCACCCCTAAGTGGATAACCACCTAGGGGTGTTTTATTATTTAGCTAATATTAGGACGAAGAACCTTAATAGCAGTCATGCCATTGTTGTTATCCCAGCGAGGATAATCCATAGGAGTGCCATCTTCATTTCTAATACGGTCAAGAATTACAGGAGAAAGACCAGACTGGAATCCAGACAAACTAACAGTGAATTCAGTTGATGCATGGCGCTTGCAGTATAGGACAACAGATTTAGAATCCCTAGCATAATATAGCTTATCTTCGCTGTCAATAATATCCCAAGTAACTGTCTTGCCTGTACCAGCAGACGCTTTAAAAATTGATTGACTAAGATTACGGTTGTCAAATGCAGTAATATTAAGCGTTGTATCTGTTTCGTTTTTTGTAATATAGATTTTATAATCAATGTTGGTTCCGTCAGTGAGGTGGATACAACCCTGTGAGGTATTAGTATCAACTGGAATATATGCAAATGCCTTATACTGGTATGGGTCGCCACTAACTGACTGCCCAGCGACTGAGTATTGCACCTGATTAGTGATAGCTAAATCAATGCAACGGTGTTCGCCAGGTTCACAAATATACTGACCGCGTTCCTCAGCACCGCTACCAAAGATATATTCACGCTTAGTATAAATGTAAACATCATCAAGCTTACATACAGCATTGGTAACAGGATAAGTACCAATTGACTGAATAGTTGTGCTAACTTTAGCGGAGCGGTTAATAATACCACCATTAACAATGAACTGAGGATTAGGACTACTACCAATCAGAGCAATACCAGCATAGCCAGTTTCAGTGGTAGCAGTTCCCTCATCGCAGGTATAAATCATATTGTTAATATAAACTGCTGCCTTACCGGGGCCGTCAAATACAAAACCATATCGGCAAGTATCTGCATAAAAGTTAGTAACATGAATATCGTTGTTAGTAACCTTGCAAGCGATTGTGTTATTCCACCAAGTATTAGCGTCAGCACCACCTGAACCACCATAGGGAATACCATGATAGCTAGTCCAGTTGCATCCGTATACATCAGTACGGCAATCAAAACCAACTTGACATACCATATTAACGAGGTTATTACATTCACAGTCGGGAGCACTACTGCCCCAGTAAAACGCGACAGAACCAGTCCAGCGTTCAACCGGAGTATTATCACTAAATCCCCATACCATTACATTATCCATATAGCAGTAGCGGTTTAGAGTGCCATTGTTGGGCTGCAAGTAAACACCATAGGACTTAACTTTATTGATACTTACATTATAAATGCTGTTATCAGTGTACTTACTGGTAGTAAATACAATGCCACCAATCATACCATTACAAGTAATGTCCAGATTAGCAATAACAATGTTACCAGTTACGTCATTACCAGATACATTAATAACTCCACTAACACTAAAAGAATTAGGATTAGCAGTATACTCCAAGATAGTATCGCTTGTGCCACGTGCAGGGTCACGAGAAGAACCAGCACCATACAAGCTATGCTTAAGCTGTAAAGGAGCACTTACTTTATAAGTACCAGCAGGAATAAACAGAGGTTCATTCTTAGTGTGAGTGTTAATGGTAGCAGTAATATCATCAGTACCGTCTTTTTTCAACGTCTGATATTTTTCAATGCTTGTCGGAGAAGGTTCGACAAAACTGGGAATTTTGCTATTGCGGCTTACAAGGAACTTAGTGTCATCGTTATCAAATCCAGTGCGCATAGTAACATAGGCGAAATTATCATCAATATTAACAGGCGACAATCTCCTAAACTGAGGAACACCGCAAAAGCTAATGGGAATTGAAGTCTGCATACTGCCAAGAGTTATAGAACTTGTGTCGATATCCAAAGAAGGAACACCGTTACGGCGTAGCGAAATAATATCTTTGCTATCCAAGGTCATTCTGCCATCAGATTGTACAGACATTTCCCCACTTACAGTCTGGTCAAGATTTCCAACAGTGTCTTTGTCAATCTTCTTAGCAATATCAGTACGAGCTTGAGTGTCTTTTACATCATAAACGGAATTATCAATCTTAAATTTGTCAACAACAGGATTTGCCAATTTAAGTCACCCTTTCTATCAAGCAGTCGTATGAGTATTAGTGGTAACAACTTTAATAGTGGTGTCGGCAGAACTATAGGTAACAGTAACGCGAGGGAGTTGCTCAAGTGCAGTAGCTTTATTAAGTGCATTAGTTGCATTAGTAGATGCAGTATTAGCAGTACTTTTTGCAGCACTTGCATCTTTTGCAGCAGCATCAGCAGTAGACTTAGCAGTGTTGGCAGTAGTGGTAGCACTATTAGCTTTATTAACTGCATTAGTTGCATTAGTGGATGCAGTGTCAGCAGTAGACTTAGCAGCATCAGCAGTAGATTTAGCAGTGTTAGCTGTAGAATTAGCACTAGCTGCATCAGTACGTGCTACAGAGTCTTTAATTTCACAGATAGTACCATCAACATTGATTTGTGTTACAAAATTAGTAGTAGCCATATATTATTTCTCCATTATTTAACAGTATGAGTGCCAGCAGTAATACCAATCGTTTCAGTATCTTGCGTATAGGTAACTTCAACACGAGAGAGCTTTTCCAGTTCAGTAACTTTGTTAAGAGCATTAGTAGCATTAGTGCTTGCTGTATTAGCAGTAGTACGAGCTTCACTGTCTTTAACAATTACTTCTTGGTCGTTAAGGTTGAACTTAGATACATAATTACTTGGCATAATATCACCTATCCTTATTTGCCAACAATTTTGATAGTTTCCACAGGAGCATCATAGATATGAAGGTCGCCACCAGTAACGATTGTACCATTATTAGGATTAAAGAAACCAAAAGAGATAGATGTGTCATCTTCATTATATTTAGCAACTTTTAATGACAGAATATACCGCAAACGTTCAGCAATACTTGTCTCTGAACAGTTGGTGCCCCTAATGTACCGTGTACCTGCATCCATAGGCTTAAGAATTACACATAAATCATTATTAAGCCAAACAAGGTCATTAATATTGCGATTACCACTTGCAGTAGTTTTAAGCCCTTCATCAATAGGAGTGATAGCAAGCTTAACATTTCCCCAAAGTTCAGAGAAGTTACCAATCTTAGTCCAGTAATCTTCATTATCAATATCAATGCCAATAGGTACAGGCTGAGTGCTCAAATATCCATCACCATTGACAGTGACAACAACTGTGTTACGAGGATACTGTTTGGTAATATCCCACTGAATAGGGTCTGCATAACTAATGGAGCTGCTTTCAATGTACTGCTGCATTACTTCAATAACCTTAGATACCATTTCATAGTAACTAATGCTATCATCATAGGCAACAGGAATTACAGAACGGAAAAGTTTATCCAAAGGATTGTACTTCAAACCTAATCACCTCTTTACCATAAACGCATAAACAGAACTTCCATATCTCTATACAAACAATTATAGATATTCGTGTTTTCTTTCATATAATCGTTCATAATAGATACAAGAGAGCGACCACGATAACCTTTTTCTACATGGTCAAGAACACGATGTTCATTACCGTCACGATTTTCTTTTGTATTGTTTTTATCATCCTGAGTGGTATTGCTATTACTGTTAGAGCTGGCATTAGAGCTAAAATTATTGACAGAATTCGCCTTACTATGGTCAGCATCCGACATATACTTACCAGCAAGAAAATTATCAAGACTACCCTGTGGAGTATCAGTATGAGTATTGGTATTCTCTCCGTTGCTGTTAGAATTGGAAGTATAATTGGAATTATTTGTGCCACCAATATTGACCTTACTATTCTTGGTTCTATCCTCTGTATTCACATCATGATGTTCAGTATTTTCATCACTGGTAATTGAAAAATCATCAGTTAAGAACATTTCATACTGTTTATCAAGTGCTTCAAAGAGAGGATTGTAATAAGGCATGTGGCTGTTCATCCAATCATCCAGACGCAGCTGCCAAAGGCCGAAGGTTTCAGAACCTATTTCATTTGTATAGAAATGCTTAAGAATATTGGTTTCAAGCTCTTTACGCTTGTTTTCATTCCAGATAGGATAACTAAAATTAAAGATTTTAGGACGAGCACGCTCAATAATTTCCAAATAAGAAATATTGGTGTAAGGTTCAACAATACCTGCTTTTGATTCACAGATAAAGCGTACTTGAGTTGTATATTTACTCATTGTCCTTATCACCATCCTCAATATTAGTATCGCTTAAATTCTCTTCAACTTCGCGTCCTTCCATAATCTTGGTTAATTCAAGCTGGGAACGCATAGATACAGAGATATTAGTGCCAAAGAGCCTATTATAATCCTTACAGAATTTCTGGCGAGAATACAATGGAGAAAGACGGTCTGCTTCTACCTGACCTAAGGTCATCTGAACTTCAGTAGTAAACTGCCGCTCTGCTTTCATATTGTAGTTGCTTTCAATACCTAAATAGGTAAGAGCTTCGGCAAGAGTTTCTTTTTTCTGTTGCTCTAACTGCAAGCCAATGTACTGAACACCTAAATCAAGAACACCAATCATGTTCTTAATATCATCAGTAGAGGGATTGCCTTTAAGATACAGCCAAGGGTCGTATTTATCTTGCTGATACACCAAGTTTTGTACAGAAAGTTTTGTATTCTCATTTGCATAAGCAATTCTAGGAGTTTTCTGTGCGGCAAGGTTTAAGTCAATCGTTCTGTCTATATTGGTAAGACGTTGTGCAAACTGTTTAATGATAATAGCATCAGGGGAGCGGCGCATATTACACCAAAGGTAAGCACAGTTTTGTTTATTAAGGCCAGTTTTCTGATAATTAGAATTGCAGCCATAAGCACGAAGATATTTAGGGTCTCCAATAATATCAAAGTTATCACTGGGCATAGCGGGAAGAATTAAGTTTCCCATAACAGGGTCATGATAACCAGCCATTAAGGGTTGCCAGAACAAGAACTGTTCAATGAATCGTTCATCCAAAAAAGGAGAATCTTCAAGCCCTTCCCATTTGAATCTTGCAAGTGCTACATCATACAGGCGATTAAACCAGTTAGCATATGTTGCAATCGTTAAGTCATATGAATCAATCCAAGGTGGCTGTGGTTTTTGTGAATGTTTACTCATTTACTCACCTACTTCTGGAATACGTTTATAGATAGAATTGTCTGCTTCATAATTTCCAACAAGACTGGGATTATGCCAGAATGTAACACCACGATTAAAGATATCGTTAATCATTGTAGAAACATCCGCAGGAACATCACCCAAGCAACAACAGTTTTGCGTTTTAACATAATTCCAATTTCTTCGAGAGTCAATGTTAGGAACCTGAACTTGGTGAATGGGATAGCCAAACATAGTCCAGTAGTCATCAATAACTTTTGCAAATTCTTTAGTAACATGATGATAACTAGCCATAGCATATGGAGCGCTTGCATCCTTTGTCGGTAAAATACCAGAATCAGTAAAACGGAAATAAGGACTTACAGAACCATGGCTTTGTGGTGGTAATCTGTCCATGTCATCACGTTTTGCAAGCGTGCTAGCAATGTTAAGCATTTGATTTGCTAAGCCTTCAATAGCTCCATAAGTATTATCGGGGAAAAGAGCAGGATGTTTACCGCTCATAGCCTGAACATCCCTTGCTGGGGCAGTCAGCAGGTTAATACCAGCAAACATTGTACCAGCTACCAAACCTGCATTTTCAACGGCCATTGAACTAGAGTTCTGCGCTACATATACCTTATAAATATCAGTGTTATAAGCACAAGTAGGCCAATTGCTAATTGCAAACACATCTTCCTGATTATAACCAGTAGAACCTTTATAATCCTCTGCTGCAAATATTGCTGTAGTCTGTCCGGCATTTGACATTACATTGTATCCAATATGCAGACTTTTCTTTCTATCTCCAAGTTCAAAACGAAAAACGTGGTTATCTCCTTGTGTAGAATAATAACGGAGATAAAAATAAGGATATGTGAAAAGTTTATTATTCTTAGGAACATAACCAGCTACATTATTAGGAACTACAAAAGTCTTATCATACTTACCAGTATCAAAGGTAAGAGGAACCATATAAATTCCCAAAATACCGTCAGGAGCTTGCCCTGCTTCTACAGCCTTAGCAATAAAATCATTAGCAGATTCAGCTGTAGTAAAAAAGTTTTCTTTGCAGCCAGAATAAATTCCAAATCGTAAAGAACCTGATGCAGGGGGAGAGTCTTTTTCAGGCTTATCAAAGGTTGTAACAATGCAGATACGCTTATCAAAGTCAATGTACTGTTGAATATCGTCAATATAAGGCCCAGTATCTAGTTCATCATTGATGATATTATCGCCAATTTCGTCTGTGTTTGTATGAGAACGCTCAATAAAACAAGGCTGTAATGTTACTTGATTAAACCAAGTCTGCATAACGTCAACAGTAAAATAAATTCTGCTGGTTTCGTTTGCAACATATTCTACACTATCAATAAAGGCATAATACCATTTATCAGAAAAGTCAGCGTTCTGGAATACAATATAATTACACTGTTCAATCGTTTCAGCATTAACACCAACAGAGAGATAATGCTCTAACCGCTGATAAGTATAATTAGTAAGATGAAGAACGGATTTAGAAGTGAAATAAGCAAAACGGGAAGAATCAGACTGAAACCTAAGCACATGATTATAGGTTTTATCTGTAGGGATACCCTTACAGATATAAAGTTGCATATTTGGCAATTTGCGTTTTGCACTCCTTTCAAAATCTGTAGGGTGGTTTACACATCATCAAAATTGGAAGTTTACGTTTAGTTGTGGGAGTAGGACTTGGGCCGGGTGGTGTAGGTGGTTCAGGTGGTGTTGGTGGTTCAGGTGGTGTTGGTGGATTTGTAGCATCCCATTCAACATCCCATGTACCTACTTCATTAGGAATACCAAGAATAGCAGATGGGTCAGTTCTGTAAGCTGTGCCATAACCACCTATCCAGTATTCCCAATGCGTATGAATACCAGTAACATTACCTGTTCGTCCTTGCTCACCAATATATTGACCGCGAGTAATTGTTTCACCAACACTATGAATTTGACTAGTAAAATGAGCTGCAAGCCAATAGCTATTATCGCTCATTTTAACTACAATGTAGTTACCCCAAGAATCGTTACCAGTCGTGCCACCTTGCCAAGTATGGGCTGTTTCAACCGTACCTGCCATTGGTGCATAAGATTGATGATTTGTATGCACCGTGTCAATACCACCATGAACTGAACCATCAGAATAATGTGGATAACCTGCTGAAACTCTGATTGTGCTTTGGTCAGTGATACATTGTTTATAGGTAGCCATAATCAAAGCAACGCGTGATATCGTATGCGCGCCCCACGTTTTAGGAGGATAAGCCTACATGCTTAAGAAAATGTCAATTATCAAGCCTTAGTAGTAAACTGCACAGCATTAGCAAACGGAGATGCAGAATAGATACGCCAGATATGATGGAAGTAGTTCCAATCCAAAGTGGAGCCAAGGTCAGTTTCACGCATGGTGTTCAGCTTAGTGTAAATCTGGAAGAAGTCACGGTCAACCATAAGCGCCTGAATAGCGGTCATATCTTCATCGTTAGGAGTAACGTGAGTATAGGTCTTATCACCACCAGTTGCAATAGTTACAGAACTACTTCCAGAGGGGTCATTACCAGTAAGCAGATGTTCCAAGCGTTCAACTTCATACTCATTAAGAGCAAAGCTATCAACTTCCAGACGATGCCCCATAAAATCTGCCTTATCCATGTTAAATGCGCTTGCCAGAACATCAACATCAATAGAAGCAGAAATATCAACAGGAACAATGGTATACAGACGTTCAGCAGGAGTATTCATAGGAATACCAGCAGCGTTATATTCCTTAGAAATAAACTTCATCTTGCCGTAAATCTGGCGAAACTTCTTAACCAGTGTCTTACCAGAAGCTTCATCAGTAACGGCAGAAACAGTTACTTTCTTAAGCTTATTGTTCTTTACCAGCTGATACAGCAGATACTTCTTCATGATGAAAGCATCCAGCTCAGCAGGCTTATAAATCTGGTCGATGACGTTCTGTACAAAAGCAGACAAATTAGCTTCACTCATGAAAGCAGTTTCCAGAGCTTCACGATTAACAGTTACCTTGTACTTAATACGAGAGTTCACAGCATGGTAAGCAGTGTAAACCTCAGCAGGGTCGCTACCAAATTCAGCTTTCATAACTTCATCATTAGTAGCACGGTCAGCAGAGAAGTAAGGGGTTGCTTTCTGCATCATTACATAAATTTCCTGAACAGTAGCGCCAGTGCCCAGAACACCCTTATCAAAAACCTGCCAAGGATCTTCAAAAGAAATGTAACGCATAACAGTCAGGCCAATACGGTCAACAAGAGCATTACAGAAATAGTTCAGACGCGGTTCATAAGAATTGATGAACGACCATGCAGATTTAATAGATTCAGTAGTGTTTTCAATCTTAGGAGCACCACCAAAAGTAGCATCACTACCAAATACAGCGTTAATAATACCAACAGCAGCAGAAGCCATAGTTTAATTACCTACCTTTCTTAATAGTTGCACTCAATATCCAGAGTGCCATCAATAATAAGTTTTCCTTTAGCAGGAGCGGTCAAAGTTACAACACCATCGGAAGAGACTTTAGCACTAGAAATGGTTCCATCTTCAAGCACTACACGCAAGCAGGGGATAGAATTGGTAACCACAAATTTACCGTAACTAGTTTTCATAACGCGAGAGATTACTTCACGGGGAATGGTAAATGCAGTAGTATCAGTAGTATCAGCAGTAGTTTCAGCAGTAGTATCAGTAGTATCAGCAGTTTCGCCTTTATCTAGGGATGCGTGGATAATCAGAATGTTAGAGAGGGTACTCATATTCTGGTTATGGAAGGAATATGCCATAGTCTTTCACCTCTTAAATATCTTTTAGCATAAACATAGAAAAAATATATCTATTTTTATAACTTGCTAAAGCTTCTTTATTAATAAAATAAAATTTATTCTCATATTTAGTAGTCATTAAACTAAAATTACCACCAGACGATCCAAAATCATAATAACATGTAGTAGCAGTATTTGAATAAAATAATAGCCTGTCAAAAATTGCTTGGGGAATTTCACATAATCTTGTTCCAGCATCTGCTTTTCCATCATACTTAAGATGAACAAACAATACATTGCCAATAACAGTAAAATTTTCATCACTGTAACTAAATGGTCTACTCACAATCTATCACCTTACTTTCTACCAAACATTATTTTGACAAAATCCTGTGCAGCTTCATCAATGGTAATTGTATTGCCGTTAGGTTTCTGATAATCGTCATTAGGCTTATTGTCATCATTCAGAAATGCTTTGACATAATCCTTGCGAAGATTGTCATAAGCTTCATGCCAGTTAGATGTACCATCTGGACAACCATTGGTAAACTGTTCTGCTTCGTTACGACATTCATCAAATTCGTCAAGCACACCAGCAATCAGAGTTCCCTGTTCATCAGGTTTAGCATCGACAAAGCCACCAAGCATTGCAGAAATTTCATCGCGTGTTTTCATTATTTATTACTCCGTTCATAAGTAAGTTTAAGATTCTCACAAAGAGCGATAATAGCTTGCATATCAACGCCAGTTGCATGAATCTTAATAAAATCACCTTTAGTAGATTCTCTAGGAACCGAAGTGTAACTACCAAGATGTTTCATTACTGTCTGCGTTGCACAACAAAAATTGCTATCTAACCAGTTCAAAGGATTAACACGACAATCATGGTAAATTACTTCAAAGTGAAGGTGTGCGCCATAGCAATTACCAGTTGCGCCAGAATACCCAATAAGCTGACCCTCATAAACGTGTTGACCGTTTTTGACGAGACACTCTTTAAGGTGTGCATAGCGTGTTTCCAGCTTAGAACCATTATAATTGTTATGCCTAATTCTAACCATGTTGCCATAAGACTGCATCCCGGATTTAGTTCTACCATCCCAGCTCTGTACCTGATTTACTACACCATCCTCAGCTGCATAAACAGGTGTGCAAGGAGCAGCTCGAAGGTCAATAGCATGGTGGGAAGAACCGTCATTGTAAGTCCAGCCAGCTGTGATAATGTGATTCTCTAAAGGCCAACAGAAAAGGACATCACCGTTTGCTTTCCTCATTCTCTTCATCTCCTTTAAGTTTTTCAAGATAAGGCTTAAACAGAGCAGAAAGTTCAGGATTTACAGCACACATATTCTCCATAATGCTGATAAGCTCCATGATACAGATATAAGTTACTACAGCACCTACAAGGGGAATCTGAATACCAAGTTCAACATATCGCATTGCATATTCAATACCATAAGAACCTACTACAGCAAGAATTTCCATGCACTTGTGATAACCACCCTCGCGCATGATAGTGGAATTATAGGAACCGTCATGCTTTGCTTTAATCAGACCTGTAATAATGTCAAATGCAATAAACCCAAGAACAATGACAAAGGGCATAAACTCAACTCCTAACATTATACACCTATAATCTTCAAAATGTCCATCAGGTATCTCCTAATTATCTCATCTTCACAGTACAAACCTCCCAACCGATATTGTTTAATTATATATAATAACCAGTTAGGGCGTGGAGTACGTGCAATCAAGATGGTGTTATAATCGTGGTCATCATTTGTCAACGCATAAATCACGCCACTACCAGGACTGTATTTCCTAGAAAGATAACATTTACCGGAAGAGAAGTCTACCCATAAGCCTAAATAATCATCATGAATCTTAAAACCAAACTGATATTTAGCTTCGGGAGTTTTCTTAGCAATTCCAACTACACTATCAAGATAAAATTCATTGTGAACAGCATATTTACCAAACTTGCTGCCTTTCATCAAACGGCCAAAGTCAGTTTTCTCTTTTGCTTCAATGTATTCTTCATTGTTAGCAATTTGAATTAAAACTAATCCATCTCTAGTTGTAGCAATTTGCTTTTTGTTAATTGGCTTTTTAATATCGAATTCTGTGAAATATGGGTTTGCCCATGTAACAGCGTTTCCAAAGAAGAATACCACTACTCTGCGCATACGAGCAATAGTTTCATATAATTCACAGAAAAATGTTACTTCGTCTTTAAGATAACCATGATGGGTTTCGTCCATGGAGATAAACTCATCAAAGCAGATTTTATTAACAAGAGGAAGTTCTTCGGATTTAGCAGAGGAAATATATCTAGTTTGGCCAGCAAGCTTACCGTCTATATAGTAAGCACCTTCAGGAGTTCCCTTTAACTCATGGTCAGGAAATTCATGAGCAACAGCAGCCCAGAAATTCTCTTTGGCTTTCTTATTCATTTCAGTTTTATAGCGGCGAATATAAATAAATTGATTCCCGTTTTTGATAAAATCTTCAGCTGCCCATTTCTTAAAGCCATAAGTTTTACCACAACCACGAGAACCAACTACAAAATTAAAGAGCGCATTATAAGATAATGTGTTCTTTAAGTCCCACCACATTGACATTGTAATACACTCCTTTCATATTTAATATTAAGCCGAGGGTTCGCATTCGTTTTATGCTTACTTTTTGTAAGTCTTATTGCCCTTTTGGATGGTGGGAGTAGGAGAAATGACAATCCTATAAAACCATCAAGCTAACAAGCGTGTTAGCGCGGCTGTTTCTCCGACTAATATGTTTAAGAATACTGCTAACTGTTAGGTACCAAGCCTAACGGTTTTAAGAGTTCTGCTACACAATGTCGGATATGGTGGTAGAAATGGGCACAACCCCATTAACGTCCAATGACCAGTTTTCCGTTACTCTTAAAGAGTTCTACCATGTTAAGGGTGGCGAAGAGAAATGAGCTAGCAGTCACGCAAACCTATCCGTAACGCTTCACGCGCCTGACCACGGCTTAGGAGCATCATTCGTGCTCTTCGCTCCCTATGATTATATTATAGTTTACAATGTGTATAAAGTCAATAATACAGATTGTACTTTTTGTAAAATTAGGAATGATTATTACATAGTGTATAATGCTAAATTTTGAAAGTACCATAAATAGGACTACAAATAAAAGTATGACTTTTTGGGCATCGACACATTTTGGAGTACTATAAATTGGACTGTAAGGTTAAAGTACGATAAATGGGACTTCTAGTCTTTGACACTAC